TTAGTCTTTGTAACCGCCCCCTGCTTTTTTGTAGGCAGAAGCCAGCATTTGCGCTTTTCTCGCACTCCACTGACCCGGCCTCCCGCCTTTTCCACCGGCCTTGATGCGATTGAACAAATTCTTTCTCATTCCGGGCTTAGTATAGTTGCCAGCCTCATTAACTCGACTTTTGCTTTTCGCTTTACCGCCTTTCTTGAGGCCAAGCGTTCCAGCCGTCCCACCTTGCGCTTTCTCTTCAACACCCGTGATCTTGCCAGCGTTGCGCGTTGCGTAGAAGACTTGTTCACCCTTCTTACCCCCGTATGTGCGTTTCATGGACTTCATGATTTTTTTACCTTTGTCTGTTAGGGGCATCACGTAATCGCGTAAGGATCACCACGTTCGATGATCTTTATTCCTTTTTTCGAAGGTTTCATAGGAATACCCTTACCCTTGTCTTCTTGCATCTGACGAAGTCGTCCGGGAAGAGTTCTGTAAAATTCTTCTTGCATCCTTCGAATCTGCTGCCCCTGACCGGGCCTGTAATTTTCAGGCTTTTCCGAACTAGGCATGGCCTTACGCCCTTTTGCGTATCCGCTGCTCATACGAATTCTCCCTTCTTCATAGCGTCCGAAAGTTTCGTCGCTCGTGATTTGACCTGTCGTGCCCAACGAGAATCGAGCATCTCGACGGATGCGGTGTCGAAGTCGCTTACTTCGATAGCAGCCCACATCTTCTTGAATTTGCAGAGGCGTGGCACGCCCATATTGAATGCCATGTCCATCACAATCAGTTGACGTACTGCGTCGAGGTCGTACACACAGGGCTTGGCTCGTGTCAGTTCGTCTTCTACGATTGCAATGTCGTTGGTGGCTAGATAATACGCATCCGCTTCTGTGATGCCGTGTTCGTAGACAGCATCTATGGAGGGAATGTCCATGTAATCGAGTTCTTCTTTACTGATCCCCCGGTCTTTCAAATTGCGCCCGATACCTATAGTGTCGATGCCGAGAGTGTCCTTGTACACCGTAAGGACCAAGCCTTCGTGTACGCGAACCTTATTTATAAATGTGTTTATATCGTACTTCATTTTAGGAATTACATTGTGTGCATTCATCATCACTTTGCCTCATGTCCCATCCACACCGCAAAGGCACCGGCCAGCGTTCCCGTCACCACACTTACAAGTGCTGCCTGTTGACTTGTCGGGTCCGGCAGTCCCATGAACCACTCCACCACGCGCCATGCCGAAATTGACATTCCCAGCATCATCAAACGGGGGAGTATCTTCCACTTCAGGATGCGCTCCATAGTGACTTCGGCCATGCCTACTTCTTCCCAAAGAACTTAGTAGCGCTACGAACGCCAAATGAGGCAGCAACGATAACCCCCAGAGAATACTGATACCATTGCGGCATAGCCTTGAGTTGATCGAATCCATTAGCTACGACTCCCTCCATGCCCGGTATGAACGCAAGGATCAGGGGCACCGAAAACAAAATGACCAGCCACTCGTCTTTCCACGATGACTGGCTTCCGCGTGCCATTTCCAAGTCCCATTCGAGTTCTCCCGTAGCTTTCTTTTCCATGATGGTCGCTTCGGCTTTCGCTCGTGCGACTTTGGCCCCTGTCTCGGCTTTCGTCTTT